TGGGTTGTTTAAAAAGTTAAAAAGTCTTTTTTTCATTGTGTTTAAATTTTAGTTAGTATTTGTCTTAGTGGATTTTCCACCTGACAAATATAGAATAAAAAAAATAATTTACCAAATGTTTTTCTATGAAATTGTGGATAAAATGTTAATTTATATTTAGTCTAAATAAGAATAGCAAAACAAAAAAAAGGGGAATCAAGTCTGACCCCCCTATTGAATTTATACCTATTGAATTCATATTTAGGTATTGAATTTATGCCTATTGAATTTATTCGATAGTGTATTGAATTGCTTCACAATGCTCGTAACATTCTGAGCAAATTTCAGTTTCAATCGGCAATAAAGGTGCACCGCAACAATGACTAACTACTTGTTCCATTTTCTATTTGTTTTAATTGATTAGTAAAATCTTGTTCTGTTTGTATAAATACAAAAGTTCCTATATGGTCTTTTTCTATTTCAGATAATGAACAGTCTCTAAATCCTGATAGTCTAAATTGTGTTCCTCCCATTTTTCTGTCCCCCAGAAAACCACCTACGTTAAATTCACATAAATGGTTTCCGTTATTGTCCTGTATTTTTATTCTCATTTTTCTAGTTGTTTTAATACTTGTTTGTCAATCTTGACTAATAAATCCCTATACTCCTTTGTGGGAAGGTTATAGGTCTTTCTCTTGCCAATGGTTTGTGCTAGGCAAGTCTCGAGTAGGTGGAGTTCCTTTGAATTCAGTTTGAACTTATACTTATTCATCTACATCTAATTTATTATAAAGCTCTTCCATCTCATCTACAAAACTCCAGCTCTCTCTTCTTATTAATTCTGTTTTGAAATCCCATACTAACTTTAACAATACGTCTATCTCATCGCTTGTTAAGGGTATAGATACTGTTTTATTTTCTATTGCCATAATTACTTATTTTTTTTTGATATTCTAAAAAGGAAGTAGTAAATGCCCTAAAGCAAAATACTGGGAACTGACTATCAAAGTCTAAAACTTCATCTTCCTCCTGTTCTTTAGCGTAATTCTCATATAGCTTATCCTTGAATGCTGAATAAAACTTATAGAATTCATACCCTACTGAATAAAGTTGTTCATCCTCGATTCGCAACTCTGGTTCTTTTGTCTCTGCCATAATTATCTTTGTTTTAAAATTATACCGCAATATATAAAAAATATTCCAACTGCCAAATAAATTATAAAAAAAAGAGGGAAATATTTCTAAATCCCTCCTTTCCCTACATTAACTTAAAAAACATCAAACAAAAAATTCTACGACTAATATACAAAAAATATTTTACTTTACAATATACATTCCTTTAGGAACTGACCTAGTTAGTATATATTGAATCCCATACCTACTTGCATCTATAAGGTGGTTGTAGTTATCTATTGGCTTTACCCCCCTAATATCCCAAACGTAGTTATTGAACTCTTTGACTAAATTCTCCCCATCTAAATTTATATTGTAATCCTGCATCAAAGCAATCCCACTCAATATACTTCCTTTCTTCTTTATTGTAGGGGTAACATTCAGAGGTGGGTTCTTCATCTTCATCTCAGACAATAATCTAGGTTCAGAATTATCACAAACAATTAGCTTCCTACCTGCTACTCTACGGCAATGCTCGTATATCTGGGAAGTTACTAATCCTTTCTTATATAGGTGTTCCTTGAGCCAAATAATTTTTCTTTCTTTGTCTATGGCAATCTCTACTAAAGCTGTGTTATCTCGGGCAAATCCGAAATCAAGTGCGAATATTGAATCTATCTCACTATTGAATTGTCCTATTTGCCAATCAGTAAAGACTACTCCTTCTGCTTTCTGTAGCCACCCCCCCATAATTTGATGGGCGTACTTTTCTGGTCTACGTTCTTTAATCTTTTCAATCTCGTTAACGAATGATTTAGATAGGTGGTCAATATTGTCTAAATATGTTGTGTGGATATAAGTTACTCCTTCTTTAGTGCCGTTAAACCCATCTGGGATACCTCTATTCTGGAAAAACTTTTGGTATATCCAATGTTCTTTTGTAGTAGGGTTTAGAATCAATATACATCTATTCTTGGCAACCTTACTCCTAATAGAATAGTCAATCTTATCAAAGCCAGTTTCATCGTTCAACTCTTCAGCCTCATCCAATACAAAAGTATTTACCCCTTGAATTGATTTCAGCTTTGCGGTCTGGTCTCCACTCGCTGTTTTAATCCCACTAAAGTATATAGAACTATTAGTTAGCTTATTGGTAATCTCAGTCTTAGTGATAGTAAAGAATTCAGCTACCCCCATCAGCTCTATCTTTTCCATAAACTCAGGAATAATACTCATAGAGGCACTACTCATTGTATAACGAGTAAATAGTGTCTTTGTATTCTGTTCGTACGTTAGAAGGACTAAGAATGTGTTTACGGCAAATGATTTACCAGAACCTCGACCTCCTGTTATTACAAAGTATCTACTATCGCTATTGAATAGCGTTTGATACTTAGGATTTAAATCTATTTTATTTGCCATATTGATTTCAGATTTTTCTGAATATTTTCTCACTTATTATCACAATGCCATAAATCATTCTCAGTTAAATAATCAGGCTCAATACGATATATATTTTTATTGGCACGAGCATCCCATATTTTAATATAAAACAACTGTTTATCAATATCCCATTCGGATATAACCTGATTATCAGGATAAAACTTATTTATCATTTTGTTCTTAGGATTCATCTTTTACTGTTATATATATCTTCTATTATCTCATTTCTTTTTAGCTCTTCCTTTGAATTGCCTCTCCATTTACGTCTCCTTCTTATTCTTGATAGCTTACCCTTTCTGCTCATCTCTATCGAATTTATAATTATTAAAACAATCTTTCCATTTGCCACTAAGACTAAACCGAATAGATTGCATATTCCCCTCATTCCTAAATATAAAGAATCCGTTGTAATAAGTAGAATATACTGCAAAGTAATCTACAACTGAGGCTAAGTAAATAGATTTATTGTTTTGAAGGTGGGTCTTGATATTAGGGTCTCCTTCCTCAGGGGCTTTCCCAGTTGATTTAATTTGTACTCTATATAAATTGTTATGGGTGTCGACTATGCAATCATAGGGACTTGAATCTAGCAATGGTTTGCTAACTGAAAAACCTCTCTTTATACATTCGGCAAAGAATAAGGTTTCCCCATAACATCCTATATAGTTAGTATCCTTCAATTCTATCTTTTTTTACATCGTGGTTATAATAATACCCTAGTATTGGATTGACGTAATAATTCCAGAAATCATCTGGGAATTTACTACTGTCGTGAATCCTTAGTTCCTTTTTTGATTTCTTCGTGGTCGACATCTATTGTTTTAGGTTTAGCGAAATCCACAACTGGGATATTCACGTTAGTATTTACATTTATATCTTGCTGTTCTTTTGGCTTCCCATATCGGTATTCCCATAACATCTTAGTGTAGTTGAAGTTTCCTTCAGCGGCTTTTTTGGCAACGTGAATCCAAGCCTTTTCCTCACTACCAAACGCTTTAGTTAATGCCTTGAGAGTCAGAGCATTAGTCTCTTTCTCCTTAATCTTAGGGGGTCTACCCTGCCCTCGATAGACTCCTTTTACCGCCCCATTGTTCCTTCTCCCATCTACTTTCTTTGGTTTATCTTTTTCTTCCATAATTTATTTTAATACATATCCGTTTCTCTGGTAATAATATTCTCTCTCTTCGTGTTTATTCTTTAGTTTCTTATACTTCTCATTGAGTTTCTCATTTGACTCAATAAGTTCTTTATGGGCTATTCTTAATGCTCTGTGTCTTTGATTCAAATCATTAAAATCACTAAGCAACATATAATACTCCTCAGATTCTTCCTCTACAGTAAGCAATTCATCTAAATTATCTGAGTATATTTTTTCTATAGCATCAGTAAACTTAGTATTTATAACTAAGAAATCACTTCTTAACGAATAGTCCTGTTCCATTATACCATCTAACTGTTTTATAGAATGGAGTACAGTAGCGTGGTGTTTATTGAATATTTTGGCAATCTCCTGAAAACTCATATTGGTATTGGCTCTTAGTATTTTATAATACATAGCCCTTGCAATTACATATTTTCTTATTCTGGTTGGTTGACCAATATCAATCCCATAATATCCACATACTATTGAATTGGCTAATTCCTTGTATCTTTCTCTCTTTTTTATTTGTTCTATCATTTTACTGGGTTTTTCTTAAAGTCAGCGTATGCTTCAACTATACCCTGACAACATTCATAGTGTTCTATATCTTTGTAGTATTCTAGTAAATGCCTAACTTCCTTTTCATCTAATATGCCTAAACATAAAGAAGTATAAACATCAGTATAACATTCTTCTTTACTAGAGTACATCGTATAAATAAAATTCTTCTACTGGTTTTTTCTTCTCTAAAAAGAAGTCTCTATATATCTGGATAGCTTCCTCAGTCTTATAACGACCTCTCTCGTAGAATTCCTTACTACATTCAAACAGCCCCATCAAATGGGTCTCCTTTTCGATTACGGCAAAAGTAAAATCCTTATAACTTATATTAAACAATTCGCAATAAATATAACATTGCACATCGTATCCGAAATTATCAGCACTCCACTTAAATTTCTGGAGTCCGCCTTTACTAGTACTCTTTAAATCTACAATAAACTTACCTCCTAATATATCAGCCTTAGCTCTAAACGGCAACCCATCAATCTCCCCTACAGCAGGTACTTCAGTACGAGTCCCTGTAAGATAGTGAGCTGTATTTGAATTGTTAAGGAAAACACTTGCCATTTGTTCAGCTTCGTATTTCTCTTTACTAGTAAACACTTGACCATATTCCTCAACCGCTAGTTTATAAGCATTAGTATTTTTACTCTGGACATCTACAAAGTGTAGTTTATTATATTTCTCAGGTTCTAATACTTTACAATGGAATAACCAACCATCCCTTAGACTCTGATTGTTACTACCAGAACTCCCACCTAAACTATTTTTATAGACAAGTGGTGATTCTAATAACTTATTACAAGCTGAACTAGATAAAGCATTTTGCCTAAGATAATTATAGTAGAATTTATCATCCATCATCTGGGATAGTATTTCTTGCTTATCCCAAAATACACCATCGAGTGTTGTTATTGTATTTTCCATTATGCTAAAATACTTTTAATGATTATACGCTTTACACTCTCTGGGACTTTAGGGTCTACCAGCTCCTCCTCCCATTGTTTCAACAATCTCAGTCTGTTGTAAAAATCAACTGCTGATTGTTCGTGGTTTAATTTCTCAAACATTTCTTTTGTTTTCCCCATAATTGTAATTTATTAGTGTTAATAATTGTTTAATTGCCCATTCAATTCCTTGTAATATAAAATAGAATGGACTTGTTAGTACCATAACAATACCTTCAAATATGAAAAGTAATCCAAGTAGGACAAATACAAGAGTAAGTTGAGGGAACTTAAAAAGTAGCTTAATTACCTTCATATATCTATTGTTTAAAACAAATATATAAATAAAATGTTAATAAACTACAATAACTCTAATTATTTTTTAGGAGTAAAGTTATCCTTCCATATTGTTTGGCAAACTGCATAACGCTGTTCTCTATCGGAGTATTCCTCTCCCATCTTAGCATTCCCCATACATCTACGGATAAAATCTTTATTTGTCTCGTACTTCTTTGGTTTTAATAGTGGCATTTTCTTTTGGTTTTAATTGTTGTTCTATTTTCTCTATTCTATTTAAAGCGACTACTAAAGCCTGTTGTGTTAGCTTTAGGTCGTTCTGCATTTTAATCAGTTTTATTTCTTTCATTTCTGTTGCTTCAGTTTCTCTATATATAATGCACCATCTAAAAGTTCTTCCTGTAGATGGTTTAAGAACTTATAGAATCCATCAGGGCTATCATATAGTGTAGTCCCATACTTTATAATCCCATCTCCACTTCTACTTCTCATCTTTTGAATTACCTGTTCTACTATTGGGTCTTTTGGCAATTCATTATGGGAGTATGTTGAATCCATTGTCCATCCATCACCGAACTGCATCTCAATCCACTTTCTTAAACTATGTTTCTTTCCCATTAAAATCTACATTTATTGTTATTCCATTTTTTACCTAACCCATTTATAAAAGCAACTAGGCTATGGGGAGCTTTCAGCATTGTCCATTTGCCTTCAAGATAGTAAGCCTCAACAAAGCAATCTAACAAAGGTATATCAGTATTATCATCTCTATGGGAGTGGATTACTTTTAATGCAATTCCTTTACTCCCCCATCTATCTACCATCCGTTCCAATACTAGCCTTTGACCTATTGGCAATTTATTTCCTTTCTTTTTAACCTCCCCTAGAATCAATACCTCATTGTCAAACTCCAATACGAAATCTATATCAGTAGGATGGATGTTATTATTTTCAACTCCTGTGAAATCTATAGATTGACTAACTTGTTTACTATTGCGTATTAAACTACTCATTGTCGTATTCTCTATATACTCTCTCTAGTTTCTTATGGATGTTGTTTAAAAAGCAACTGTTACACCCAGTTGTTTGTGCCTTATCATTAAAGACTCTATTATATATAGCAACTAAAGTTTCTTGTTGTTTACCTGAAATTTTACTTACTCTTTTAGAAAAGTACCCAGTTAAATAGTTGTACTCATCCTCAGTTAAACAATTAGGTTTCTGATAGGGAAACATCTTATTGAGAACCTCACGTCTATCACTACAGCCACAGTCCTCCCCTAGAACAAACTTGGCTACCTTATCTATTCCAGTAGCTTGGAAAACTTTCTCTACTGAATCACCAAGCCCAGTAGATTTAGTTTTTTGATTCGAGGTATCTTTGGTACTCTTTGATTGCACCCTCTTTGATTTTGTTTTTACCATTACTTAAAGTATTGAATATTGAACTTAAACTTATTTTAGTTTCCCTCGCTATCTTTCTCATTGACATCTTCCCATAGAAATGGATATTAAATACTTTCTTATCGTACCAATACCAATCATCTACAAGAGACTCCACTTTGTCTATAACTTTGTCAAAGTATTCCTTTTCATTCTCCAGCTTCATATTAGTACTATACATCTCGCTTATATCATTTGCCAAGTCATCTAAGTACACCATTTTACTACTTCCCTTATGGAAGTTAGATAAATATAGATTTCTTAGCGTTACATAAACATAGTAAGTATTAACCTCATCATCATTGTACATTATCTTCCCCACGTCCTTCACATACCCACATATCCTAACGTACATTTGCTGGACTAATTCATTGGCATCTTCATCACTAACTCCAAAAGACTTAGCCATATAGAACCAATCTTGGTGTTTATCACCTAGTGTTTTTATTACTTGCTCCTCCATACGTGGATTGATATTCCAATAATGCCAAGAATAAATTGAAACAAATGTTCTACCTCTTCAGCATCTGGGTCTTGAACCTCATCCATAGTTGTATTCCAGTAATTGAAACCAACCATCAACCCATAAACAGGAAAAAATTGTATATACATAATTTATAATTTACTAATCATCACATCTAATCTGGGCTCTTCTCTATCTATTCCCATATAACAAGAATTAACCTCTACAACAGTTGACAAATCATCTGATTCAATACAACCATTCTCAACCATTGCATCCTGAAAAAACTTATCTACTACAGAAATCACATTCATTAAATCTCTAGTTCGTTTATCAGGGGCAAAATAAAAATACTCAATTCTAATCTTACCATCAAATTTAAAATTCAGCAAAGGAGTAATTTCAGACTTAAACCTTCGTTTAATATCATTGCTAACTTGATAATGCCAATTCCTATAATTATTCATAGTTAACCATCTTCTACGATTGTTTCTGTTTTTTATAAACAGAGGTAATGATAGGGCTACTTCTTTCTTTTCTTCTTTTTTCATCTACTTTAGTAAAAGGTGTTTCGTTATTAAAGTAATAACGTTGCTCCTTTATGTTAAATTCGATGAGTTCAACCTCTTGTGGGATACCGACTAATTTCTGTTTCTTAATCTTCTGTGAACCAAAGGTAACAAATTTATCAGAAAAATCGATAGCCCTATTCGGTCTCCAAACAAACATTACATTATCAGCCTTGTCGGCAAATGTACCACCACCTTTTATTGAATTTATATCAGGCTTTGGATACCTACCATCGTCTCCTTTACGAGGGGTTATTTGATGGGCTACTAAATGGATTGCCACATCGTTATCAACTGCAAACCTTTTCAATTCACTCATAAACCTACTGATATATAAATCCTCCCTTTCTCCCACCCTCATTTTATGTTGGATAGTATTATAGGGGTCTATTATCAAACTACGGATACCTTTCTGCCTTACAAGTAGTTTAGCCTTATTCAATACAGTTTCCAGCAGAAAATTCTTATTAGGATATATAACATAGAAATGGTCTTGTATAAAATCAAGGGCTTCTCTATATTCCTCTATTGCCATCTGGGAACTTTTATGGTGGGGGTCGCTACTTTTACCAATATACATCTCAGCAATATCATTAAAGAAATCATTCATCGGCATATTCTCTGGGGTAAAAAATGCAAACTTCCATCCTTCCATTGCCGATTTCAAACAGCAAAGTTGATTCAGGAACAAAGACTTCCCCTCGTTCTGATACCCAGTCCAAACATTAACTTCCCCCATTCTCCAAGTCCAAGCATTGTCAATACTAGGGATATAAGTAGTTGTGCCTCGTTCAACTCCATTATAAAACCCATCTATTAAACTGTCTCTAATATCATTTACTTCAAAGACACCTTCTATTTTAGGCTGTAAAGCGTTTTTAAGCCTCTCTACGAGACTTTCTACGCCTTCGTGGACTAATACCTCATTTGCATCTTTAAAAGGGCTTAAATCGACTATTTTACACTTTTCTACTCCAATACGTCTAATAAGCTCCTTTTGTAGGTATCTTCCATTGTCATCATTATCTACAGAAATATATATTGTTTTGGCATCTTCAAACACATTATAACAGTTATCTATACATTGTAGTTTCTTATCTATATTCTTATCTTGTACGTTTGGAGCCCCCATATTAACAGAAGTATGGGTTCTGACTCCAGCTACTGCCCAGCTTAGTGAATCTATCTCGCCCTCACTTATAACAATATCTTTACTGCCAACTAGACTATCGTAGTTATATACAATAGCTTCAGCATCTTTTGCCTGAGTAAAATGTTTGCCATCTATACCCCTAGTTTTATAGTTAATTAGTTTGCCTTCTCTATAGTATGGGAAAACTATCTTACTACCATCGCTTGAGCTTTTGATATTGTTAGATTGGATTATATCATCTGTTATTCCCCTTGAATTTAAGAATTCTTTGCCTTTACCAGAAAGCGGTTGTAATACATTCTCACTAGGCAATGAATATACTTTGTTCTCCATATAATTATTGTTATTTAGTGAACCAACTCTTCCTTGCCAATTACAATGGTGGCACTTAAAAACCCCATCCTTTAAATTTACGGATAGTGGTGTGTCTAACTTGTTCTTTCTATCTAAAGAACATTTTGGACACTTAGTTTTCTGTTGAGGTGAATTACCCCTGAGCTGAATCCCTAGATTAGTAAATTCTTGTATCATCCTTGTATTATACTTAGTATTATATTATTTATATACTTAGTACTATCTATATAACATAGTTAGTACTATCTATATATATCTGCCAGATTGGCACTTGGAAGGTTACTTAAAATCCTTCTTTCTTTCCCTTGTTTGCCGATAGATTTAGTCTTTCTTGTTATAAGACCTTTGGTTTCTAATTTTGATAATATTCTATAGAGTGTTCTCTCGCTAATCTTTGTGGTTTCTGACATTGTTTTGTTACTGGCAAAACAGTATTCCTTAGTACCATTTTTACATAATGAATCAATATACTCTAGCACGATACTTTCATTGTTATTCAAGTCGTAATCTTCCATCTTCTTAAAATTTATTGTTATAAACTGTCCCATATATAATTGTTTATCTAGTAAAAAAAAAGGAGGCTTTGATATAATCTCCGCCTCCGATTAGAATTAAAACGGCAAATCATTGCCTCTATCAGCTACAGCTTGTTTAGGAGCGTTGTTGCTATTGTTTTCATTTGGCTTATAGTCATTAATCCAAACGCTATGGGTTTTCCCATATTGGTCTGGTTCTCTAAGACCTCCAACAGTCAACTTAACATACCTTTTCCCATTGTACTCAAAAATATGGGGTTCACAGGCATCAATACAAACTGAGATGTTAGTTAGGTCAAACTGACCAGCCTTAACACCTTTTCCAACATACTCTCTTTTTTTCTCGTTACTCATAATTAATAAATAAAAATTAAACAATTAGTTTTGTAGTAATTCAACTACTTCGTTACTCACATTATACTTAGACTTAATGTCTTGAATAGTATACTGTCCACTCTGGACTGCCTTCTTAGCGTTAGTAAACTGGGGAGTACCCTTGTTTAACCACGCTTTATTATTACTTTCACCTTTATGGTCATTCGTAGCATCGGCATCCTTAGTATCGTCAATAAGGAACAACCCATTTAAAGCATACTTCCTAGCATAACTACTAGATGCTCCAAAAGATTGTGCTATATCCATACCCTTCTTATTAGGGTTTATTCCAGCCTGTGCCTTAACAGCAATAGACTTCTCCCCATCACTAATTACAGCAGTTGCCTGAACAAATAGTAATCCTCCTAATTCCATAACCTCATCAGTCAAATTTACTACTAGTTTATGTTCTGTAAGTAATGGCTTAATAGCTTCTAATATATCCTCACAACTTCTATAGTTGTAATTACCGAAACTATTCCTTTGATTTTTCGGTGCTTTCAGCCTCCCCTGAATATCCACCAGTTTATCATTGATTGTTTTCATAAGTCAAATATATAAAATGTTTTCCAACTGACAAATCTTTTAGTAGAAAAAGGAGCAACTTTTCAGCTACTCCTCTAACTAAACAAAGATAAACAAGAATTGTCTAAAAACACAGGGAATTAAACTCTTACTACAAATATACATCTATTGAATTCACATTTCCAAATAATACCCTATTAAATTCACATTTATTTATCCAAGTGGTTTAGTAATAGATTTCCATCGTGTTCATTAAAACCTTTTATTTGGCGATACAGATGTTTGCTATCCGACTTAACTTTTTTTTTCTCGGTTTTAGTAGAATCAATTCCCAGATTGGTATATTGAATTGCATCAAGTTCTAATATCATATCAGTACGCTCTTTTATACTCAAGGCAAAATCAGTAGCAATCTTTTCAGCTAATTTACGAATAGTCAAATCTTCTGTCATTATTTATATATTAAAGGTTATTATTTGCCCTGACCTCTATAGGGCTTCTTATAGTTTCGTGAGGTCTTAATCTTACTAGACTTACTTTTTGCGTGGACTCCTTTACGCTTATTCTTGGTCTTTTTCTTATATGCAAATATAGGGAGTTTTGCCATTACTTACTTAACTTTATCTTTTAATTTCTCATAAGTTCTAAGTCCACCAAGTCCCAACATACCCAAAAGAACAGTCATTAAATGTTCCATTTGTAACGCAGGAGGAACTGTTTCAGGTTTTATTGCCCAAATAAACAAATCCCTAATTACAAAGTTATATGCTAATGCTACTCCACAAACCCACCCTATAAAAGGTCTCCACCCTGCTACAAATACTGTTCGGTGTTGTGCTTCAATTTCGTTAATTCTAGTTTGTATTTCTAATAGCTGATTAGGGTCAAGTTCTTTGCCTTTTATAGCTTCCCTAATTTCCCAAGCTAAATTACCTGCTACTGATTTTCTGCCGTTGCCTCCTTTTAAAAGACCTAATAATAATTTCCACATTATTTGTTCAGCATTTTATTATACAGTATTTGTGCTAATCTAACTTCGTGTTTATTGTCTCTGCAGATGTCTTTTGTTAATTCTTTGTATTCAGCTATCTTTTGCTTTCTTGCACTTGCACAACTCAACATCGTTGCAGCAAGTAATATTGTTATTATTCTCATAGCGTTTGTTTGTTTGTTGGAGGATTGCCTCCGTTAGTTTGTCTATGGATTGTTTAATGGCTTTTAATTCATTTCTTAACCCATTAGATTTTATTTTTATTTCAGCCATATTGTACTTCCTACAGTATTAGTATGTCCAAACTGAGTTTGGCTTGGAGTCATCGGTATCGCAATGGATAAAGGTTTTTGCAACTCCGATTCTTTTAAACCCTGCTTTAATAAGTGCGGAGAGAATGATAAACCTATCTGCTCCTCCTCCAACAGCAATATCTGCTGCGACTCCAATAAGGTGGGATGAGTTTGGTACTCCACCGACTTCGGCATTGTGTTCTTTACTTCTATAACCTGACGTGATTCTAAATGGAATAGAAGCGATTTCTCTTGCTTGTTCCAATTTGGCAAGAAACTGTTCATCCATATTAACGCCTGAATTAGGTAAATCAGGACTGTCAAATTCCGAGAGAGTAAAGTAATTAAGGTTCATACGAATATAGCATACAATAGTTTCCAAATAAGGAAGAAAGCAACAAGTCCTATAAAGATTACTTTGCCTTTGTTAAATATGCTATCACTATTCCAATTAATAGTAATATAATCTTTAACATACTGTTTAGCTAATGTCCAATATTTTTTTATCATCTTTTCTTTTCTTTTTGTATCCACTCTAAATCTTTCATAAAGTCTCTCATCTCTAACCTCATTGACTTTACTTCATCTTCTAAAGCCCTTTGATTCTTCCAAGTATATTCTTTTTGGTTGTATTTAAGTTTACTTACTTCTTCTTCTGCAATAGTTATTCTATTAGATAACGTATAATAAGACCCTATAATAGAAGCAAACATTGCAGCTATAGTTATAATTTGTGTGATACTGATTGAAAAATCAGCTTTGCCATCTCCGTCAATGTCTATCTTACTCATTTTAGTTTCTTTGTTATTTGAATTGCCGTATATACTATTGCTAATACTAAAGACATAGTTTGTAAGTACGGATTAACTTCTGTTATACTAATTGCTAATGCTACTGCGTTCAATAAATATATCTTTAGTTGTTCCATTATGCTATTGCTAAGTAGATGTAAGTTCCGCTTGTTGAGTTTAAATCGGCATTGGTTTGAGTAACTGTTCTATTAAATTCAAAACCATCAGAAGTGAAATCAACATAATTCTGTGTATCGTCATATTCCGCTCCACTATCTTGTGCTTGTATTGATTTGTCTGTTCCGCGTGTTGAATCAAACATCCTCCAACCCCCAGATGAATCGGTTCTTTTAAACATTACAAATCTTGGTGCAAATCCAACACTTATTGTATTTATACTTGAAGCATTCCCCGTATAACTCCCTATCTTCTGATACCCATCTACGGAGTGGAAGCAGTACATTATGTAGTCTTCATTTAAAGTATTTGATTCTCCACCGCCATCTGATTGAACCTCAACAACAGTACTTGTTGGCAATGATTGACCCGAATTACCTTTTGCTCCTGTGGAATTTAAAAATAAATAATCACTTGTACCATCAATAACAGTTGTCCAAGCAAGCCATCCATCGGTTTGGTCTCTGTTTTTTACTATAATTAGTTCAGGAGCTGAAGAAAGTCCGTGTCCTACTGTGTAATTTGAAGTACCACCACCTGTATATTTCACAATACTAAACCCTGCATCTTGATTAGCACTTACAGAAGAAGTAATAGAACCATCTGTATTGCTTACCGCAGTTCCTCCGCCCTTCCAACACCAAGCAACGTAGTTACTGTTTGATTTGTTTGCATTAGCTTCTCCTGAATTGCCCTCATCTACTTCGAATCCATTGCTTTGAACTGAATTAACGTGACCAAATACTGAATCGGCATAACTTAAATAAGTCGCATCAGAATATTGAGGATGATTTATGCCTGAAACAGTATTTTGTAAAATATGATTAGAACTTGTTGAGCGGTTTTTAATCCATATAAAATCAGGTTGGAAATCAAGCGAAGAAATTGATTGCGTACTTCCGTTTCCTGTATAAGTAACAATGTCAAAATTGTCAGTATTTGTAACACCCGCAGCACCACCCGCTTGGTCAATAAGTCTTTTATTTAAACCCATTCTTATAAGTTTGGAAGTTCGTAATCAACAACGCTTGCCTTTGTTGTTTTAGCATTGATTGCGGTTTCGTGTGTCGCGCAGTCTGTTCTTAATTGTGCGCGGTCGTCAAGAATTGTTTGGTCAGTTGTATTTCCAATTTCTTGGTCACGAATAATAATCCAATCAGTTTTTGCAAGTTCATTATTGTATAATGCTTTCAAATTTGCAATTTTTTGTTCTTTAAGTTCAGCAACCGTTTGTGTTAATGTTTTTGATTCAACGGGGTATGTGAAAACTTCATTGTCAGCATCAAAATAAATGTCGCCAAGTTCTTGCGAATTGCTTGTTGAAGGTCTTACGACATCATAAAATCCAAGTGTCTTTAAATCTTCATCCGACATATAATTCACTCCAAGAATACTGCCCCAAGTTTTTGGAACTGATGAATAAGTTTTGATTGTACCGTTTATATTAATTCCTTTCATTTTATATTATTTTTATGCTGGGTTTGTGTCGCTTGTATAAGTTGCAACTGAATAAATTAAAATTGCATCTGAATCGTTGTCATCAATACATACAACTTGAATATGGTTATCTGAAGCACCATCGTAAGTTCCACTTCCCGCTTGATTAATTGCTGAAGTTGTGAAGTCATCCGCTATTGTGATGGTTTGCGAACCACTTACCAAAATATCAATTACTTGTCCTTTCTTGATATTTTGAATATTTAATGTCGTTGCACCAGTAAGGTCAGACGTTAATTCAAAAATTCCATAAGAAGAAGCATCCAAGTTGATTGTTCCACTTGTTGTTGAAATATCTTGTTTTGCAGTAAATCGCGCTTCAAGTTTATCGTGAGTGACTGAATCATTTGCAAGGTGTGCGGTGTCAATACTACCATCAACGTAATGTTCTGAATCAATAGAATCGTCTGCAATTTTTGCTCCTGTAACTGCGTCTGCTGCTAGTTGCGCAGTATCTATGCCTAAAGCCTTTACTCTTACTGTATCCGTATCTATTTCTATTGTAGAATCGTCTACGTTTACGTTTAAGGTAGCGTCTCCATCTGTAGCACCTCCTGTTAGCCCATCTCCTGCGACTACTGAGGTAATATCTCCATCGAATTGCTGCACCCAAGTAAATCCACTAGAAGCACTATCGTAACTTAAAATATAGTTATCCGTAGGAGTATTAGTAGCGTCTAAGTGAGCCTCTGTTATAGCTTCGTCTGCTATACGCGCTGAGGTAACAAAATCGTCTGCGTAAATCTCATCAAAGTTGTCATTAGATTTATCAAACGCACTTCTTATAGGGTCTCCAGTACCATCGTTTGCAGTAGTCCCAATATTAATCGTTTGTTTTGCCATTTTATTTTATTTATAATTGTGTTTTATCTGCCGTAAATTGTGTTGTATCTGCTCTTAAATCTCCTCCGAAATAGCTAATCATATCTGCTGTAAATGGTGTTACTGGAACTACCCCCCAACAAGTTGGAGCAGAAAAGTCAGGAATAAAATATGTTGTGTATTGCTCATCGACACCAAAGGCATCGTTAGCTTCCATATCACAGTATATCTTTCCCCAATCTATTGAATTTGCCATCTCTCTTTTTTAAGTAATTACTTAATTTAATAATGTTCTCTTTCTTAGGTTTGTATTGTTTTTTTTCTCTTATAGTACCCATCCTTGAAATAATGCGTCTTTATCTGGGTAGATGTCCTCATTATTATTACTAAAGTATTCAGGAAATTTGCTACTCGCATTAAAGCTCATATACTCAATAAATCTATTGGCATAATATTCAGCATAATCTCTCTCCTTAGCAATAAGGCTATCTATCTCTTCTTTTAAAGGTTGTATTGAATTCTCAGAGGAATGTTTGTATACTCCTCCATTTGCTATTGTATAAGCAGCAAAAGGTAAATATTCTGCCATCGCAAAATGAATCAACATCGGCTGTATATAGTCATTAACTAAGTTTAAATAATCCCCAGTTAAACTACTAGAAATGATATCACTACTTATCTTATTATATAGGTCTGTGCCAAGATAGTTTTGAACGTGAATCTCTTGAGCAAGTTTGATAAACTGAATAAACTTATCAGTATCTACATTCCCACTCAAAGCAGTATTCTTAACTAAGTCAGCTCTTTTTATAAATAGTGCAGTTGCCATTATTCTAATCCTTCAATTTGTTCGTCAATTTGTTCTTGTTGAGTCTGTCCTTCTGAGCCCCCATTCTTTACTCCAGTTTCTTTTTCTACTTCAGAATCTGTAAGAGCATTAGTCAAATCAGTAAACTCTAGAGGCTGTAAAGTCTTAAAGTAAATATCTAATTCAATATTATTGTAATCTAATATTCTTTCAAGCTCATCTAATATTGTAACCTGCATCGGTCTGATAACAGTATTATCCATCAATAAAGAAGCAGTCTGAAGTTCTTCTGCATTATTACCAAGCCCAGTATTATCCTTAATACCAACTAACATTGGAGACACAATACGATGGGATACCATTACTTTCTTCATACTCTCATCAGATAAGAACTGATATTGTTGATGGGCATCGTTAATCATTACTGGGTCAACAGTTGCAGCTAGTTCTTTGCTATCGTTAAATGCCAAGATAAATTTACCTGCGTTAGATGTACCGCTAAACTTCTCGTAGATTGCTCTTTCGATAGAATCTCTCTGTTCTTTATCAGGAGTACCATTGTTGAAGTTAATCAACATACTTGGTTGTAAGCCATTCTGTATATTGCTAATATGGTAGTTGGCAATCTCTTCTTCTAACTCAGCATACTGAAGTCCCCCTTGATAGTCAACTGGGCTATAGTAATAGAATCCTGCTCTATAAGGTCTGATATATAGAATCTCAATATTGTCCTTGCTAGTGCCGAATGCAGCAATACGCTTAGGCTTATCATTATGTTTTACCTTAGACCAATCGCTAGAATAGTAATATGCTTTTATATCTCCATCTACAGCCTTCTCAGCTCTCAATGTTTCAATCGGCATATGGGCTACTTGAGCGATTTTACTTCTATCTTTACTATAGATTATTTGTAGGGCAGCTTGTCCCATCATTTTGAAATCGTAGCAAATCTTCTTCATACAATCCTTCTTAAAGAGTTCCTTCATTTCTTGGTACTCTCTAGGCTTTTCTTCAGAATCAGTAGCATCTAATCCTCTTCCGTATATCATCTCAGATATGCCGTTAATAGAAGCGTTATTTGTTGGAGACCCATTGTATCTATCTATAAGATACTGAAAATACATATTATCATCTCCGTACTCTACCCAATCGTATCTCTTAGATTCGATAACTTCAGGTGCAGTATAAGAGGCAAGATTTACAACGTGAATTGCATCCTTAACCTTGTTTAATTGCTTATTATAATTTTTTCTTGACATTATACAAATATATATTCATTATCAAAGCTGGTCTCCTCTGTGTATTCGTCTTTGTTTATAAAATACTTATCTAAAGATGCTTGGTCGCTACAATAGATTAAACCTCTGTATATCTCTTCATCATTTTCTGCTGAGACTTGCACTCTGTAGGTATATAAGTTATCCTCAACCAAATTAAATGTTCCATTTAACACCATATAATCTCCATCAAGTGATTTACTTGGAGTAATAGCAGTTGTAGTTCTAGTTGCCTTATCCGTAAGTTTTATAACTGGGGAAACGGCATCCTTTCTTGGAATTACCTTTAATTCTTGAGTTCCTGATGTAGGGAGTATATCCATATACAAAATAACCTTACCCTATTGAATTGTTTTCACTAAGGTACAAAAAAAGGGGAGTAAATACCCCCCTTATTGAATTTAAAATAGTAGTCTAATTATACAGTTCTTTGAGAAGATGCAGTATCAGTAGCACTACTCATTCCAGCAAATGGGTCTGCCGAAGTAGCACCATTTACAAAGTTAGGCATAGTTATTTCGTTAGCAGTTAGAGTAAGAGTATAACCTTGTAGGTCTCCCATTGCAGTTCCTGTTACTGCCGTACCTCCTGTTACCTCTGCTCCGTGTTCTCTACCAACTAATAATAACTTACCATCAAAAGTCTCTACAAAAACGTGAGGTCTACCGAATGCCATTAATTTAAGCTCTTTGTTGTCCTCTTTTGTTAGTTTATGGAGAGTTAAGTTTACAACTTGCTCAAAGAATGTTGTACCATTCTCAAGAGAAGTTTGGATATTTGTTTCTAAGGAAGAATTCCCTTTAACATCGTAAGAGTGATAAGTGAAAGTCCCATCCATATCAGTTACTTCGTCATCAGTCAAGGAAATAGTTCCTAAATCTCCGAAGTCAACAAAGTGAATCTTTCTTATACCACCTACGGCATCTTTACAAGGTTTTAGTCTCCCACCAGTTAAATCACAAGCCATAGTATTATTGTTTTATTAAAAAAGGGTAGGCAGATTAGTTACCACCTACCCTTCTTATTGATTAATTATTATTTATTAGTCGTTAGCAGAGTTAGTGATACCATAAGTTACAATATCATCAACAATACCATACTGTACACCAGCAGTAAATCTCATTACGATTCTTACGTTTTGAGACCCATCAATGTCAGCCATATCAATAACTTTTACTTCGTTGTGGTCAGAGAGCAATCCTGTACCAAAGTATAAGTTAGATTTTTCAGCAGCCATAGATACGTTATTTGCAAGACCATTAGCAACAAATAGTTTGACACCATCAAAAGAAAGTGAACCATTGTTCCACCATTGAGTACCCATATCATTTGTACCTGCTGCACCTAATCCACTAGCACCAAACCCTCCTAATGCTCTTACATAAGCACGAGCAATATTTTGAGAAACGTAGATATATAAATCCTCACTTCCGTAAAGAGTAGAAGGAATGGCATCTACAATTTTACCTAATTCAGTAATTACATTAGAAGCAGTTACTGTAGTACCTGTAACTTCGTTAGCTTGTGGTAAGTTAGCATCAGCAGCTACTAATGTAGTTAAACCATCAAATTGTCCGCTTGTAGCAGTTGAACCTTCCCAGATAGACTGCTCAGTTCTTTGTGCTACTTTAGCAGCAACGTGAGAAATTAAGAAGTCAGAAAAAGAAGGAGGTAAAGTATCGTGGGCAGAGAATCCCATTTGGATAGCTTCCCAGTCTCCTTGAAAATCCTTTTTACATAATTGTAAGTTTACTTGTTGACTTTCTGGTTGAAGTACTCTCTCATCAAGAGTAATAGTACTTGTAGCAGTAAAATCACAAGAAGCATCTTTTACGATGTCATCAGTAGAAATAGTTTTAATTACTTCTTTAAATTTAACGTTAGGCTTAACTGTAATCCCTCCGTTTTCGATTGTTGAACCACTTAATAGAGCGGCAGAAATATATTGTCCTGCAAATTCACCTGCATAAGTAGTTGTTAAACTAGTTGTTGTTGGCATTTTATTTAGATTTAGTCGTTATTTTTTAATGTTAGATATTCTTTGTAAAACCTTATCAGCAGTAGTCATTCCTCTACCTTGTGCATATAGGTTCAAACTTGGTTTAGCCTCTTCTTCAGGGCTATGCTTGATTGGCTTAGCAGCAGGTTCTTTAGAAAGTTCTTTTACTTGCTCAGAAAGCATTTCTTTCTCTTTCTTAACCTCACTCATCTCAACTTCAATCATCTTCTTAATGGCTTCGATTTCAGCTTTCATAGCTCCCATATCAGCCACATACTTTTCCTCCGAAACATAGCCATCTTTTAGCTCAGTTTCTTCTTCTACTACTTCTTCCTCGCTAGAAGCCTCTACTTCTTCAGTAGCAACTTCTTCAGATAGTTCTGTAGTCTCCTCTTTAACTTCTTCAGCAGTCTCGCTAACAGCTTCGACTAATTCCTCTTGAACTTCTTCGTTAGAAGAAAGCTCTTGAGCTAATTCATCTTCTTTTGTTAACACAGACAACTTCTCGAGAATTTCATTTAAAATAGTTGTTGCCTTCATAATAATTATTAAGATTTATATAAAATAATTGTTTGCTAACTAAGTGTTAGATTTTTGTACTACAAATTATAATGGTGGAGAAGTTATTATCTGGGTACATCTAAGGTATCCATCTATCTTTTCAAATTTATATACTGGATACAAGTTCCAATTTCCCCCTACAATAAAATCACCTAAATTAGCTTGTAGTGGAATGTAATTTTCATCACTTAAATCTTCCCAAGCGGTATAATTAGTAGTTCCTGTCTGTTGAGTATTGTTATCATCATATATATACCCATTAGCCTCATACAGGAATGAACCTACTTCTAAAGATTCAGTATCTGCATAAAAGGTCCAAAAAATCCCTTGTTCATAAGTAGTGTTGTGATATGTGTTTATCTGTGTTGTAGTCCAAAAATCAAAAGGCTCTATAAGTATATCATTCTCGGCATTTCTTACAGACTTAACGCCTCTATATAAGTTAGAAGTATTTGCATCAGGTATAACTTCAGGTGTAGTTATAGTTACAGAAGGTGGAGTAACATTTTCAGTTGTTACTACAATAGATTCAGTAGTGGTTTCTATGGAATCGCCTCCTTCATCTGTTATTGTTCCTCCATTAAGTTCTATATCTGTAGCAACTTCTACATTTTGAAAATCTGCATCTTCCTCTACTAAAGTATATTCAAAAGTTAAATCCTCAGTTCCGCTTCCCTCAGTATACGAAAACTCTCTAGTATTCTCATCTATATTTACATCTACAGTAGGTGTACCTTCAGTTGTATCTACATTTACTGGGCTATTAAATGTAGCTACTAAAGGCAATGGGTCTGATACACTATAAGTTCCTTCTGTAATCTTCATACTAATTACCTTAGTAGAACTAGAATTATTTATAGTATTTGTTGTATCTCTATGGATAACAGTAGAACTACCTTGACTTGCTTCAGTTGTAGATGTTGAGCTTGAGGAGGTAGTTGTATCTTGTCTAATTATAGTTCCAGCACTATCAACCTCCCCCATAGTTATACTTCCAATCCCTTGTGCCTGAAGAGAACCATCACAACATTTAGATGAATAAGTATTATCCTCACACAAACATCCTCTCTTGCCTCCTTTAGGTGATGATTTAGATGGGGTATATCTTCTTCTTTTCTTTATCATTATTTTTTACTTGATTTTGGGTGGTCTTTTGGCAATAAATCGTAATCAGTTGTGTACTTTGGATTTTGTGGTCTACCATTCTTCATAAGGTATAAGAAAGCATTTACTCTAGCTAAAGCCCATTGTTTAGCACTTCTTACTTTCGGAGAATGACTGGTGTTAAAAGCACCAAGCCCCCTTTGAAAAACAGAAGCCAACATACCAACTGTAACGCTATAATTAAGTTTCTCTCGGTATCTGTCGTTGAATTCGTCAGCTTTTTTTTTAAGAGTAGCTCTATCTGCTTCAGATACTTTAGCACCTGTCTTACCCTTCGCACTACCTTTAGCTGTTCCCTCTCCTTTTGGATTAGGGTTAGGAGTATCTGATTTAGGTGCTTTAGGAGATGATTTAATACCGCCCTTTTCTCCTACCTCCGCTAAATCTATTTCACCAAGTTCTTTTAGTTTGCTTCTACTCCATCTAAGGGCTGCCTTACCTCCCCAAGCATCATACATCAATTTCCCACACCCATCTGAATAGCTTGTAGATGCCTCTAAGTCTTTAGCGTGGCGAGACAAGAAACTGTACATTCTCTTAATTGTTGATACTGTTAAGTTAGATTTTGATGCTAACTGGGAGGCTCTACGCTTCCCTACCGCAGTACCGCAAGACCCCCAACCATTCTTATCAACCCATTCTAAGACTCTCTTAGCGTTGTTTACGACTCCTTGAGGGTAATCACTATATGTCTTTAGATTTAGCTTCTTAGAAGCGATGTAATCAGCCATCTCGACTAGAATCTCCTCTGCTTCTTCCTCGCTAATTTGATTAATCTCGCCCATATTAACTTTATCGGTAAAATACCCCTCAATAGAGAATCCTTTTACCTTACCAGTCTTAACGTAGTTATTCCAAACATCATCGTTATTGACCTTCATCGAAACCATCCAAGTACCAATAGGTAATTCCATTCCGTACTTTCTACTCTTATCGTGGGTTTCATCTTCAATAATCCAGCTCTCTACAACTGATAGTCCGTAGAGTTTAGCTTCATGTTCTAAAGTAGATTCATTTTGATTGCCTCTCATCAAGAATAACTCAGATGCTTTTCTAACTGTATCTTCTGAGAAGTAGATGTAATATTCATCTTCGCCATCGGCTCTGTAGATATTCTTATTAGGAACTAATGCAGCCCCCATAAGGATTCTTTTCTCTTTATCAACTTCAGCTAGTTCAACTTTAGGTTGTTCGCTAAGTGCTATAAAATGTTCTTGAATTGCAGGTCGGTCAACTATACTAATAGCTTCAATGCCCGATAGCAATTCTTCTTCGTCAATAAGTAGTTCTATTATTCTCATATTATTAAATTAACTATAAAAAGTAATTTTTGTTATTAATCCAGCGAATTACTATTAAAAATCATATCGTGAGTATCTGTAGCATCTTGAATATCTTTTAATACTACAAAAGACCTGATTGGTTTCTCTTGTTGCAGAGATACTGATTGTGCTAATTGAGATTCTGGAGATGCACCAACTACGTTAAAGTCTGGAGCTTCTACTGGGACTCTTCCTCCTTCTCCCCCTCCTAATGATTTAGAATTAAATTGAGTAGATGATATAGCAGCTATTTGTGCAATACCATTCGCTAAAGTTAATGCTTGTGCTATTTTAGCTCTAAGTGGAGAGGTTGGGTCTCCAATTATTAATTGTGAACCATATGCTACAAATCCAGCTTGATAAGTGTCCATTATAACTCTACTTATCTTTAATGCTTTTTCTATTTGCCAAGCCTTCTTTTGTGCTGCTTCTATTGCTTCAGCAGACTCTCCAGCATTTCTTATTTCTCTATTTTTTATAGCATCAGATATAAATCCTATTGTAGAAGCTCCTTGATTATATATCTCTTGTATTTGAGCAAATCTTTGTTTCTGATACCTTACATTTTCATCTATTAAATTTTTTTGTAATTGTGCTAATTTTAATTCAGCATTTGCTCTTTGTTCAGTTCCTTCTTCATATACATCTACTAATCCCTTCTGTAATTCTATTTCAAATTTAAGCTGCTTCATTCTTTCTTGAATAGAATTCTCAGTAAACTTCTTAGGTATCATTAATTGAACATCTGCTAAATTAGCTTCTGCCTGTTGTATTTTATATAGTGTCTGTAATACGTTTTGAGTTCTTTTTAGTCTAAATTCAGTTCTTTTTGATTCTGCTCTTTCTTCTATAGCAATAAGAACATCTGCTAATTCCTGTTCCGCAAGAGCAATAGATTCATTATATTCTATTCTAGCTTTTGCTTTTTCTTTATCAGTAGCTTTACTTTCTAAAAACTCCTCAAGTCTTTGTTTTTGTCTTTGTTTAAAATCTTCTGTTCTAATTCTAAACATCATCATCAAATCAGTAGATTCTTTTGCTATCTTAGTTTCTTGGTCTTTTACAAACTGGTCTAATGATTGTTGTCTAAGTTTTTCTACATCTTTATCAAAGTCTAAAAATTGTTGTTTAAACGTTCTTAATGACTCTCTTGAATTGCCAGTTGCTTTAGAGTACCCTACAAGTTGTGCTGTAAGTTCAGCAATTCTATCTCTAGCAGCAGCTACTCCGCTACCCTCTTTATTTACAAAATCCTCAAAACCCTTTATTAAATCTGTTGTCTCATATCTATCACCTTCTATAAGACGAGCTATTAATCCCTTTCCATCAGCTCCCATTGCTTCAATAGCAAGTCTTTGTAGAATATTTGTATTCTTTTTTATGATAGCAACTTGCTCTTCTTGAGTTTTAGCTAATCTTAAATTTTCTAAAACATCCCTTCTCCTTCTATCTTCTATAAACCCTTCTGCATTTTCTTCTATAAGTAAATCTATTTCGGCTCTTATTTCTTGTTGCTTAATATATAATTCTATAGATTTTCTTAATTTATCAATACCCTCTTTAGATTTAGTATTTAGCTTCTCTATATCTGGGAGCTTATCAATTAATTGTTGCTCTAAGTTAGAGCGTCTTTCTTGTGTTAGATTGTATTCATTAAGAACTGTAAAATATGCTTCTAGCCCTTGTCTCGTTTGTTCTGTTTCCTGTCCTATTTTTTCTAATTCCTCATTAAATCTTTTAGCTTTAGCACCAGCACTTTCAAATGCTTTCATTATTTTAGGCAAGAAAGATAATAATAATTGAATTCCAATCAATATACCTCCAACACCAAAGAATGATTTTCTAAGGTCTGACAAAGCACCTCCTATACCTCTTTCTTTATTTGTACGAGCAAACTCTTGACCAAGTTCTATTAATCTACCGATGTTGTTAGCCATACCTTGAATACCATAAGCGGCATCAGAAGCTACACGACCTGATTCAATAAGTATGGCATTATTAAGACCAGACTGAGCCCTATTTTTATTATTGGCTCTTGCTAATCTTTCAGTAGAATCAGCTAATCCATCAACAGCTTTCTTTGTTGTCTTTACTGCTCTAGCGGCATCTCTTTCGGTTACCTTTATTTCAATCGCAATGACCTTCTTATCTGCCATAATAGTATCTCTTTATTTGTTGTTTAGCTTCAGTTAAATTAGAAACAGCCTTATATTTGCCTTTAGCAATATCTATATTCTCAGAAACCCCATACCAATCACTAGCGTTAAGTAATTCCAATATTTGCTTTATCATTCTACTATTTCTCCTTCAAAGATGTTTAGCAATTCTAATTCAGATTTGCCTGTCATCAAATTAGTACTTATTGAATTAATCCGAAATATCTTATCTTGTATCTTAATCTGGTCATTTAATTTGTAGTTTACAAGAATATTTGGAGGTAAGTATGCTGTAACTTTAAACATTCTTTTTGCCACATTAAATACACTTTCCACATAACTTTTATAAAACACACTATACAGAGAATTGCTGTCATCTCCGTAATCTATTCTTTGCCATTCATCAAATTCATTATCGAAGTTTAAAGAATAAGTTGGAGCTACTGAAGCTGTTCCCTCATCATTACTATTGGAAGGTCTCCAATAACTTGTAAGTCCTGTTGGAGGTGATGTAGAAATCCAGTTTATTTTACCACTCCTATTGCCATTTGATGGACTAGCGGCAGGTAAGCCAGTAACATTTATCCCATAAAACAACAATGGTCTTATTAGCATCGTATCATAATCACCAGTATTAGGGGTAACGCTTGTATTTGCCGTAAAATCTCCTCCAGCACAATATCCCCATTGTATATCAGTTTCTCTACTAGGGGCTGTTGAATTAGTATTGAGGTCTAATAATCTTTCATATTTAAGATGGGAAAAAGGTAACTTAATCTCATATTTTTTGCCTCTATCTATTTTATTAGGAAAAGCCCTTCTCACGTTAAATTCAGCATCTCCAAACACCTCATTGAATTGTTCAAAGTGATTCTCCATCAATACTGTATTTGTTTCTTGATACTTAAATTCAATATCAGTAAATGGCAAAGTTGCATCTACAGTATGAGAGCTAACATCTAAATATTTATCTAAATCTATAAGACCCCCTAATTTATTGTTTACAGCATCAGCATAATAATTATCTAAAGTATCAACATATATCTTCCCATCATTAGCATCTGCTGGGTCATCTATATAATAAGCTGTTAAATTAAACATCTTAAATAGTCCTGTTAAGAAATCAATCACCTTCATTTTGGGCAACCTATCTTCCATCAATAGATGGGCTTCTGTTAATTCATTTGTAGACGTATCATAATAATTATCATCGAAAGGGAAGTAATTAAAACTATCTTGTATATTTACATCAGCAGAAACTACTGTTAAAACCTCCTTAGACTTTACCTCTATTTCATAATTATATGTTATAAAATTATCATCTGTATTTGTAAAATCAACTTCTATTATTTCCCAGCTAAAACTATCATCTCCTAAGCCACTTTTTTTATCTTCAGCTCCAGTTGTTTTATTTCTTAATATAACATCATAATCAATGTTTTGGTCAGAAACTACAATGTCTAAATTAAACTTGTATCTTGACTTAGGTTGAGTAACTGGAAAAGCACCAGCTCTCTCCATAGCTAATTCAATATTAGAACCAGTTATAGTTATTTCTTGTGGGTAAACAACCTGTCCCCCATAAGTTTCATTATACCCAGTTAAAGTATATGAGAACAAGTATTCTTCATCGTCATCTAAATCATTAAATTCACCCCTCTTACTATTTACCCACATATATAAATTGTAGAATGCAGGGTTCTTGGGTGTACCTTCTTCTAGGTCTGCCGTAAAGAAGTCTCTGGTAAAAGATATATTGTAAACACTTTCTATTGCCTCGATGATATGGATTACCTTAATTGCAGGTTTAAGGTCTGTAAACTTTAATCCTCTATCTGGGTCTCCATCTGGGGTTAATGATTCATCGTGATATATATTACCATCCGCATTAAAAGATGGTGTTGCAGAATGAAAATACAATCTTTTCTTGGAAGTTATAAGAGGATATATAATTGCCTCTTCCTGAACTACACCATCTATAAGAAAATCAATCCCATTTGTAAGCCCACTTTTAACATTAGTCTCATTGTATTCATGGTTGTAGTTTGATAAATATTGAGATTCTTTTGTATCTCTATTTATTGCCAAATCAGTAAGCTCATCGTCTCCTAGCAAATCTTTTAACGATACAGTTTCCCCATAAAATATAAGCTCATACGCATAAGGCTTATTGTTTTTCATCTTAACGCTATTCAAGAATATTTTTCCTTTACGAAATGGAAGATAGTTTATTTCTAACCTAGCTTTCTTTTTCTTTCTAGCGTCATACGCACCACCTGTTATATAATAGTTGTAGAAGTGGCGAAATATTTTATTGTTTGTTTCAGATGCTGGAACTACAAATGTCTGGGAATAATCAGTAAAAACTTTACTTATATCTCTTATATCTTGAATTGTAGAGGTAAGTTGTACATTTTCGTTATCAAATAAGTCTACAAGAGTATAGACATTTTCTGTCTCTTCTATATATAACTGGAGTCTCTGCATTATCTAACATTGTTTATCTCACTATAAGCATATTCAAACTTAACTGTGAAGTTTAACAATTTATCGTATCGCTCGTCTTTATAGGTTATATCATTATCTGTTGGTGTAACTGGGAATACTTTATTGTTTTCATGAATCCAAACGTATTCAGATTGCATCATCTGTTGTACTACCTCATTGTAATCTTGGCAAATAAACCCAGTATTCAATGTAAGTGATTTCTTGGATTCAACATTAAATGTTTTGTCAGTAGGAGAATATGTGGGGTATAACTTACTTGTGGCTGTTGCCTGAATAGTATTTATTTTATATTGGTCTCTAGTTACATTGGCATTTTCCTTTCTTCTACCAAAAAACCATATATCTTGTAATGAACCGAACTTATTCAGGAATGTAATTTTGTAAGGTGTATTTTTACATTCGTCTATATATGTTACAGTTAACGTAATAGTCTTATTATCTTCAGTTGTTATTATTACCTTATCAGTCCCTAAAGGAGCATTCACTCCTGAAGTAATACTTGTTGGTGTGCTACCCATTATACTTGTAGCATCTGCCCTAATTCCAGTTGTGTCTGCTGTATAATCTGTTGTATCAGCAGTTAAATCTTTAACTGTTTTGCCAAATGTTTGAGTTCTCAAAGACACAGTCCCTTCAAAGAATTCTACACTATATAATTCATTTTCCTTATAAAGAGGCACTCTAACCTTCTCATCTTTCTTCCAATAAATACAGTTATTAGATTGTTGTAAAGGTGAAGTAAGTTGTGGATTTATTTCATCCTCGAAGTAACCATATCCGTGAGTTACAAGTCTAGTGCCTTGATTTATAGTTGTTGAATTGTCATCAAATGTATTTGTTATTCTCCAAGAAGCCCAAGAAGATAAATTTGCCGCTCCATAATCTCCATCAAAAGATATTTCTACATAATCTTTTATCAACTCAGATATTTCGAATAATATAGTATCTTCATTTGGTAATTTTGTTTTGGTTATAGTATATTGAGGATTTCCAGAATAACTTAATATCTGACCGCTATATATCCAAAGTTCTAATTTTGCTGATGATAGTGTTGCCATAATTATATATTATAACCAAATTCTCTTAGTGCTTGTAATACTATATCTGAATAATATGTTGGATTACTAGAATAGTCATTACCATCCTGAACACTAGTTATTATTTTTGCCTCTGACCTGTCTGAAAGACCTTTGCTTCCTTCAAATCCATTTGTTCCGTTGTATATATTAGATATGAAAGCATTTCCATCTGCATTTTCAAAATCAACTTTTGCCAGTACAGAAAGATTTGTGCCATACGATACTGTATCTAAGAAACTTCTATATGAAGCTAAGTCATCTATATAGTTTTGATTTGCCGCAGAATATCCAACACCAGAACCAGTTTTATAAGCGCCAAGAACTTCATCTAAGAAGAATATGTTAACAACTTTGGTTGAGTCTGTATTTCTCTTTTCTAACAAAGTTAATGTTCTTAAATATCTCTCCATATCACTTGCACTAATAAAAGGTGCTGATTCAAATCCCCCATAATCTCTTAATACCTGAGAAGCATTCAATACAGTAACTCTTTTAGAATATTCTGAAGAATCATCATTATATGCTGATATTAATTCATTTTTTAGCGTTCCTTCGGTCATTCTCTCTAATTGCTCTAGAGTAGAATTCATTGAACCAGAATCATCAAATATTATATTTATTTCTACCTTGTCATTTAATTCTAGTGTTGGAGTTCCTAGTTCAAAACTTTCTCCACCTTTTTCAGTTATACCAGTACATACAGCTAATGAAACTGTATCTTCTTGAGCTGATACTAACTCTACTTCTCCGTTTTCTAGTTCAACTGTTTGTGTTACTCCATTTACATCTGTGTAGGTAAATTCTGTAGTCCCACTAGTACAAGTACCAGTCAAGGTGTAATAGAATGTTTGTTCAATATCTACTTGTGGGCAATTAAGTCTAAAACTATAACTATCATTTGTTTCAAAAGGTCTAGCCGTTAAAACAACTTCAGATGGACTGGCAGCAGATTTATTTATTGTTAATGTTGTAGGTTCTCCCTTTGTTGTAGGGTCTCCTGTATTGTCTGTGTATTGTAGTGTTCCATCAACCGAATTAGAGTCTCCAATATATCCACTAGTTACTGTAGCACCATTCCAACTAAGGTCAAATACTACAGGGTGATTTTGATTTCCTCCGCCCCCTAAAAATTCAATCTCTACATCACCAACCTTATTACCCACTCCAACTAGATTGTAGGTTTTAGTTCCAGAAAACGACCCTTCATTTATAATATCACCACATTCGACATCTATATCAGTATTTATTATTTGCTCAGGTATTTCTTGCCAATTAATAGTAATTTGAGCGTTTGCAGTATCTCCATCGTCATCTGTTACTACAACATAAAATATTTTAGATTGAACAGTAGAACTTGTTACATCTATAGAAACTGTAGTTTGTGGAGTGGTAGTACCTCCCCATAGGTAGTTAGTTATAGTGCCATCACTATCTGTTGCTACCGCAGTCAAAGTAACTGTTTCGTTTACGAAGGGGTTTTCATTACTAGCTGTAATTGTAACTGTAGGAGGAGTATTCTCCTCTATTGGGTCTGGTATTTCTACTGGGTCTGGTGCTGTAGGGTTTGCCTCAATGTAATATGGACTCCTAGTATTTATTCTAACATCACTCATTTTCTATAATGTAATTTTCTCCCTTTTTAACATAACCTGCTTTTACTAAAATGTCATCTAGGTTTAGTGAGACATCTTCACTAACAGCAGCTCCTAACTTATTTAATTTATCCATTGACTGGTTAATCGCATCTGTTATAAAGTTAGTTGGTTGTATTCCTTCTCTAGCAACTTTTCTAGAAATGTTATGGGCTAGTTTTCTAACTTCATAATCACTAGAAGTTTTAAATCTACCCTTAGCATCTCTTATTCTTATTCTTTTTACCCTAATCCAATCTATTATATCTTCTACAGGTGGATACTTACCTTGACCTCTACCTTCATCTACATTTAAGGCATAATCGTTTGCCATAATATTAAATCTAAGAGATTTACTAGATTCTTTGGCAATAGCTTCAATAGATTGCTTTAGCTTCCCACTAGCGTCTATAGGTGAATTATAAGTACCACTAGCGTAGGTTCTAGTTCTATTACGACCAACTTCTATCTTTAGTAATTTAACAAGTTCCTTAGAATAGTTGTCGAGGTAGGCTTTTGTATTTTTGAATTTATTTAGCATTGAGTGCCATCGCTATTAATAAGCCCCATATCATTATTAGGCACTTCAACATTCAATAGTAAAGACCACCCTGTAAGTAGATTTTCAAATCTATCTTCAAATTGCGTGGCAGTTGGAGAATCGTTAATTTCGTAGTTGTTATCATTCATACCACCTCTTCGCAAACTAGATTGTAATCCATTGACTACAGATAACATCGTATTGAGGATGTCGTGGGCATTGTCTAACCCTAGATGAGGTTTGTCTTTATCTTGCT